AAATAATTGCCGAAGATTGTTTTCGCTATCAACTAGAACTCTCTCATCAACTGGTCCCCACTGAAAACCACCTGCCATTCCTGCATTTGTTGTTGCAACTGCGGGAACAATTGTTGTCAAATCTCTTTCTGTGACATTTACTCCTGGACTAACTTGAAATCCCATTGTATTTCTCCTTTGTAATTTCTTTCATAAATAAGGCATTCTGCCATTATATTATTATTTTATACTGTTGTATTCAAGAGTATTTATACTTTCTTGTATTTTACCAATCTGCTTTTGTCCACACAGTTCCTTCGGAATCAATTTCAACATCTTGGTCACTTCCATCATTAATGAATCCAAATGGCGTCAATTCTTCTTCCATCTGTTTAATTTTATCCCCATATAAATCTTCTCTGATATTCATATCCATCATTTCTGTAAAATATGGTTGAGTTGTCATCCAAGCAAACATCACTAATCCCATTACTAAATCATCATTATGTCCATCGTCTGCTTCAAAGGATTGTCGTTTTGCAACAAAAGAAGTCAATTCGTTTACTGTATTAAAATCTTCTATAATTAATTTGTCTTCTTCTATTAAACCTTTCAGGGTAGCACATCCTATTCTTTTAGTTACTACGGTTGTTCTGATTCCTAATTGACTACCACCCTTTCCAAAACCTCCATCCAATACCTGTCCCTTTCTTCCTTTTACAGAAGCCATTAAAATATTATCATATTCTAAATCACCATGAAGAATATCTGCAACCTGTCCTCCAATATCATTAATTTCCACTAAAATGTGTGCATTATTATATTGTTTTCCTATTGCATTGATTGCGTTTGGATACATCATCGGTGCAATCATATTATTTCTATATGTGGCAACCAATCTATATGGAGTAGTAGTCATATCAATAACTACAAAAGCACTATAATCTTTTCCCTGACCTCTTGCAGTATCTACACATATACAATATGTGTTGTCTTTTTTTGGTTCTTCGTATATACACAACCCCTCATCGTTTTTTATAATTGGAGTTTTATATGCCAAACATTTTAATTTATGTGAGGATATTAAAGTTGAACTCGACCCAATAAAGTCACATTCAAATTCTGTTTGAAATTGTTCTTCTGAAGTGTTTGCGATTGTTTGCTTTTTCCAATTGTCATCTCTGCCTGGCACCTGACTCCAGTGAACTTCAATTGGTACATATTCGTTTCTTCCTTCCTGTGCATCAACCCAGAATCGATAGAACATGTTCAGTCCTTTAGGTGTTGATACAATAAGAACTTTTGTTGTTTGACCAGATGAGATAGTAGGATAAACTGAACTGAAGAATTCTTCAGCAACACCTGGCGGAACATATGCGAACTCGTCCAAGAAAATCATATTGAAAGAACCACCACGAACTGCACTTGATGAAGTTGCAGATGCAAGAATCTTCGAACCATTCTCTAGTTCAATAGAACCTTTGTTCCATTCTACAATACCTTGTTGCATCCACTTTGGGAGATACTCATATGCTAACTTCAACCTATGAAGTAATTCTCTTGCTGTTGCTAGTTTGTTTGCAAGGATTGCTACATTAACATCTTGATTAAACAAAACATAGTGCAACAGATAAGAAATCATTGTGGTAGATTTACCAGTTTGTCTAGGAAGTTTGGCAATTACAAATCTATTACGGTGAACCTTATCTACAATGTCTTCTTGAAAATCCCATAGGTCAAAAGGAACAAGTCCTTCATCAAGAGAAACAATCTTAATATATGTTTTAATAAAATGAACAGGGTCTTTGGAACACTTTAAATATTCCTTTACCTGTTCTTCTGTGAATGGAACAGATACACCTGCTGCCTTTAGATTTTGATTACCAAGATATTTGTCAGTTACCATTTTCTTCCATTTCTACATCAATAATATCATCACTCTCTATTCTTCTTGAAGCACTTCTTGATTGATTTACAAGTTCTTGTAAGTCTTTTGTTGAACCAACATAAATTGCATTATTGGTTGTGCTATTATTATTTGTAACGATATCTTCTTTCTTGATGTCTTTCATCTTTTTATGAAGGTCGAGCAAATCTTTATTTGCTTCTGCAACAGTTTTAATCATCTGTGCTGCCACTTCGTATGCTCGAGGAGAATCTCCTTCTTGTGCAACTTCTAGAATTCCATCTATTGCTTCATTTCCTTTTGAGATTATAGAATATAGATTACCACGAACAGAACGATAGTCCTTGTCGGCGTCTTCAATCGGTTTTGCTAAAGGTGTATCTTTTGTTTTCTTTACTTCTATTTCTTTTGTTTCTTCTTGAAGTTCTATATCAAGTTCATTAGCAATTTTTTCATTCACTGTTTTCTTTTTGTCACTCATACTATATTGTTGCTCCTAGTATATCAATGTATGGTGCGCCGCATATTCCACCTGCATCACCACTACCAAAGATGTAAACATTTGAATCTGCTGAGTATCCAGTAACTCTATCGGATGATGCACCAGAAGGACCAGTTACAGTTATATCAACTCTAGATAATGCACCTGTACCACCTTCGAATGTTGAACCAGTAGGACCAAAGATATAATCTACACCACCAGAACCACCGTAATTGAAAAATACTGATTTTGTTTTGAGTATGTTTCCAGAAGTTCTTCCTTCTCCGTAGATATTTGTCTTTGCTGTAAAGTTTAAAGTCCATGTTATATTTCTTCTTGAATCAAAATCTCCTTCATAATCCTCTTCGGAATTTACTCCACTAAGAACAATAGGAATATCTTGTTTTTGGTTTAATTCATTTATATTAATTGTTATATTAAACTCTGGAGTAAAGTATGGAAGTACTTGTTCTATAAATTGTAATCCGTCATCTGTGTTTCTTACCAGACAATAAACGGAGAAATCTACATTATATGGAACTTCTGAATAATTATATTTTCTCTGCCAGTTATCCCCCGAAACACCCATAACTTTTCTTTGCATCGTGTTTCTTTTTCTACCAGAATCAAAATTAATTCCCGTAATTTCAAAACCCAATCTTGGTAATGTCATTTCAACTTTTGTTTCATCAGAAAGTGAACTTGGTTGATTAATTCTAGCAAGAAATTTTTCTTTTGGTCCATACGACAATGGTAAGCGAATATATTCTTTTATTGTTCCATTACTATTATATCGTGCAATACGAATATCATTAAATAACGAACCAAACGATATTACTAACTTCCGCAAAGAACTATGATAAAAATGAGAACCAAACATTATGAGTAATTACCTTCCGAGAATGGGTCGATGTCTGTAAAGTCAAAAATACCATCACTATCTATCTCAAATTCAATTAATTCATTATCACCTGCAACATCTGCTGTTCCTTCAGTCGGAACAATGATAGTTGTGGTTGTGCTTGTGGATAGTAAGTATTCTGCGGAACTGCCTTGTCCAATAATAGAATCGTTTGCTCCACCAACATTAACAGAACCTGATATTCCAGAGATATAAAGTAGACTGTTTGTTGAGTCCCAATCTACTACCTTTGCTGTTACATCTGCACTTGTAGAACCACTTGCAAGAACAGCAGAATCGGCAGTTTGTCCACTTACTTGATATACAGTTTCTCCTTCATAGAAGTTTGTATATGTTGAAGAACTTATACGAGTTCCCAAAGTAAGTTTAACTGAAAATTCTTTTCTGTTATCTTCGACAGAATCAATATCACTAAATCCAGTATCGATTTGTTCCTGACTGTAAGTAAAGAGTTCACATGATAGTTTATATGTGTAAAGTTTTCCTAATTGATAAAATGGATTTTCGTGTTCTACGAATTTTATTTCAAATAATCCTTTTGAAAGTGGAAAATAAATTAAATCACCTTCTCTTGGTTTTGTTGTAACCGAAGACATTACCTCTTCAAATCTTTTCTTTGAAACTATTAATGATACTGTATCTTTTATTTCCAATCCAAATTTAGAATAAAAATCACCTTCTCCACCAAAACCATCTACACTTTCTAAATACATTTCAAGTTGATTACCCTCTGTAAACTTGGATAATGTATCTTCTCCAAAAAGAGTATCTTCATTTACAAGTGTTCTAGGAATATAGACCATATCCAAACCATGAATCTTTATAGATTCAATTGTTAAATCTTCTACGACATTTCTCTCTGAGGTTTGTCTGGTAAAATAAGAATTAGTTGCCATTTATTAGTCCTAATTATCCTGTCATAAAGTGTGGTGGAAGTTCATATCTTAATTGAACTTCTTCTTCTATCTTTTCAATTTCTGCTTGCGCTTGCTCAAATATTTGTGTACCATTAAATGAAACACCGCCAGGAAGTTGAATGTTTTCAAATTTAGATAGATTTGCACCCCATTGTCTTTTTATTTGTGCTGTAATATATTGCTTTAGTAGACGGTCTTTATAAATTTCCGTATATGTTTCTGGGTCTAATACAGTATATGCTTCTATCATTATATAATCATTAGTATCAATGTCTTCATTCCAATCCATATCGACATATAGTCTATTTGTTACTCTACTAAATCTTATTTGTTTTTCTGGGTCTAACTGTTGTTCAATCAAAGAAAGATGTCTTTTAATTGAATCGTAGTAAGCAAGATTGCTTAGTCCACTTCTTAATCCATAAAAATCATTTAATGCCATTTGATATCTAACATCAAACATATTTACAGAACCCCCAGAAGAAAATTGGAATATTCTTGATACGCTTATTATAGAAGAGTCTACACTATCCATATTAATATACTCATTGGTTTTATCTGATGCTGTTACTTGATGCTTATAAAACATCTTTTCTACACCATCAAAATGATATTCCGCAAAGAATTGCAATGAATCATCTAATCTGTCTTCTATTTGAGAGTCATCCACATTAATTTCTATAACTGGATACCCCAATCTTCGGAGAGCATAGTCTTTTAATTGTTGTCTTGAAGCAGGTTGTGCCATATATTTCTCCTAATTATTATTTCCTCTTATATATTTAGGAGATATTTGTTTCCTAGAGTAACTATTTATCCTCATTTTTTACTCTGTTGATATACTCTTTTCTTTCTTCTTCCTTGATTCTCTCATGTTGCTCTAAATATAATAATTCAGATAATCTATTAATATATCTATCTCCTTCTTTCCAAGGAATAGGTTTGTTCATTTGTAGGTGTTTTGTGGTTAATTTATTTGTTTTTTCTTGAACATATCTCCTAGAAATCACATTTTCTGGAAGATTATAGTCTGGTTCTAACTTTTTAAATAAATCAATAGAAAATCTGTACTCATTATTAATCACAATTACACCGTCTGGTGTGTGCATAAAAGAACCCATAAAATAAACTCCATATTAACTTTATTATTTACCACCGCCAGATTCTTGGGCTATTCCAGAACCTGGGTCAAATTTAGAACCACTCGGTACACCAGTTCCACTTTCAAATCCTGAAACTTTACCTTCATCAATTCCACTTGCAGTTAGGTGTATTTCGGAAATCTGTGTATATGATTGACCATCAGCAGTACCTGCTGAATCTACTTCACATTCTGCGAGAAGAACATTTTCTGTTAGATTATTTCTGAATGTCCAAACATCTTGATATAGTGCATAAATATGACCACCAGAAAATCCTACACAATTTCCCAAACAATCTTGAAGGATAAAGTTTCCTCCAGTACCAGCAGTTCCTCCTAATGTTTCTAGATAAGAAACATGTTCGGAAAGTCTTTGAACCGTAATGTCATTTGGAGATAAACAAAATCCAGTTGTATGTGTTCCGTGGAAACTAGGTGCGCCGTGACCAAGACTACCGTGAGGTCCGAAAAGATTTGGGAAATCTCCACTGTTTGCACTACTTCCACTTAGACCAACCAATCCCATATATTCTTTGCGGGATTGTCTAAACTGTGCCTGCTTTGTTGATAACTTTTGTGTATCAGACATAAGAGTACCACCTGTACAGGATACTTGATAAACTCCAGCACCATCAAATCCTTCAACATATCCATTCTCATAATCAAATCCACCAGTAGCATTTCCAGTCAAAATAATATCTCTGACACCTAATACTTTATTCGTTCCGTCCCAATATGTTACATTTGCTTTTAATCTTTCATAATTATCAACAGAGAATAATGCACAACCACTTGGTCCATTAAATCTCATCAGTGCAAGTGTGGATTGGTTATCCATAGTTGCTTGAATTCCAGCAGTAACATAGGTTGCTCCAGAGAATCCTCTACAAACCGTACCACCCGATGGTCCCATTTGTAGATGGAAGTCATCAATAAATCCACTAAATGCCAATGCACCACTTTGACCTGCACCAATAGAAAGTGGTTGGTCGGTACGAAGCAATTCATTTATCACTCCTGAACTAATTCCAGTTTCATTTCTGGTATTATCATAATAAGGAATGACTTCAGAAACATTACT